GGGATCTTCTCGGAAGAGTTAAGTTGAACCACGGCCCCTACTTGGGACGAAGCACTGGTTCCTGTTGCAGATGCTTTGTCTGCGATTTTGATTACCCCGGAGGTTAACCCTGCGGATACTTTTGTTGGTGAAGACATGGGTTACTCCTTAGGTTTTAATGATGTAGTTAAGGGACAGGAAGGCTGGTGTTGCGACAAATGGGGTGCCTGATCCGGTTGAACCAGAATCTCCAGTTACATCCACCTGTCCGCTGCTATTTACTTTTGATCCATCTTCAATGGGGATACTGGAACGTCCAATAGTTGCACCGGTTGATGTGCTTCTAAAGCCGTATTCAGTATTGCCGCCTGTGGTTCTTGCTTGAGGCAGTTGAGTAGTAGAACTTAGGGCCGGGCCCGCACCTGATACCTGAGTATTGGCAACTACATGGTGCTTGTGATCTCTAGCCTTAAACGTACCATCGTCGTGCGTGTGAGGAGGCAAGTTTGCTTCACTCAACGTAATCTCACCATTACCAGTCGAAGCCAAATTATTTGTGGCTGTTCCAATAGGGAACCTGTTACGCATGTCGGGGACATTGAAGGTATTCACACCATCTCCCGCTCCATATTGAACACCAATAACATCAAACAGGGCTTGATAAGTATTCCTATCCAAAGGCTGACCATTACAGAATTCGTATCCGTCAGGTTTGACCGCCCCCGCAAACGGAGTAACGGCCCCCACTGGAAGAGTTGTAAGTCCAGCAATAGTTGCATTACCAGAAACCGTAAGGTCTTGAACGGTAGTTGTTCCCGTGACATTCAGAGTGCCACCGACAGATGTGTTGCCGGTCAAGGTCGAAGTGCCATCGACAGTCAGAGTACCATCGACATTCAAAGACCCATCAACATCGGCAGCACCAGTTGAGTTGAAACTTGCACATTCAAGCGTGCCCGTGGGCAGTACCCTGAGAAGATTACCATCTGCACTATCTACAACTTTGAAAATAGGTTCAGACTGAACAGAGGCCCCCTTGAGGGTCATAGGTGTTTCCGAGGCAGAAGCCGCTGTTCCGGTCACGGGGAACTCAAAGACAGACTTACTGTTACCGAAGCACAAGATCACAACGGTGTCACCAGTATTCAGACCTGAGTCTTGTCCGTTTAGAAGCGTGAATACTCCTCCAGAAGACACGGTGTAGTCTGTGTTGGGGGCTTGTAGTACACCTTGAATACTCACAATGAACATCTCGTTGGTGCTGGAAAGCGGAAGAGGAGAGAGTGCTTTAGTTTTAGCATCAGGCCCTGAAATTGTCATATCACCAATAGTGAATGAATATGACTGTGCCACAGATGTTGGGTTGGTACTGAAAGAAGTCAGAGCATCCACATAAGCCTTGGTGGCTGCCTCAGTACCACCTACAGGATCAATCAGGTTCTTGATCGCTTTTGTTCCAGCGTTGAACTTGTTGTCTGCATCGAGAGGAAGCGATCCAATACCAATGTCAACCTGCTCTTGAAGAGTAAACAAGAGTTGCTTGGAGTTGTTGTTGAGGTCATCCGCCCGGAGCAGTGAGGCGTTGTTGAAGGTAGTCAGCAGAGAGGAGCGAGGAGTGACACGCTTGACGCGGAGTTTGTTAGTGCCAGTAGGGAACGTAATGTTGCCAAAGGTAACTGTGGTTGTTCCATTAGATACAGTCACGGTGAACGGGGGGTTGGTCCCATCAGTGCCTAGAACAATATCTTCTGACCCAGATCCATCATCAGCCTGAGCGTAGGTGAATTCGGTAGCCGCTGTCACGTTGGTTGCCACGACTTTGATGTGGGCTGTTTCTAGGTATTCAAAGTCAGTATTGGTGAAACTCACCGATGGTGTGTTTTCATTGATATTGTCTTCGTAGTCTTTATAACTGTCAGGCATGTTTAGTCCTCTTCTGGTATTGGGATCTGCTCAAATCCCTTTGTGATTGCTTCTGATAAAAATGGAACACTTAGAAGTCCTCCAAACCTCGCAAGGTTTTTCAAATCTTGTTGAGAGTAGTCATCGTTCCCTGCGATAGCAGACATGATTTCCTTTGTGGATTTCATTGCTTGATCGCCCATTTGGAACAGTGTGCTTCCGGTAACGATCCCAGATGCACCCATTGTAGTTCTTTGGTTGAACACAGGGTCAGCACCCATGAGATCTCGCATGGTGTCCACCATCATTGGACCTACGGTAGACACAGAACTTCGGGTGACCCCGGCACGGACAAGGTTAGCCGTTGAAAACTTATCGTTTAGATACAGCATCCTGTCCACCTCACTCATTCCCAGTGATTTCTTCCAGTGCAAGATCTTGTATCCGAGCATCCCAAGGAATGCACCCCCAACAACATTCATCGCCATACGCCCATCCATACCGGCAACTGAGTATCCCAACTGCTTCGACTTAGACACAATCGAGAACACACGGAACTGCATCAAGGCACGGACAACAGGTCGGTCTAATATTAAAGGCATGTCGCCAAGATAGTTACGTTGGACACCTCTATCCACATGGCGGCGGAGTGCGATAGCAAAGTTATCCATCGCGGCTTTATCTTGAACCTTTTCAAAATCAATTTTCTTAACTTTGTAGTTCCCGAATACGCCTTTTTCAACTTTGGCAACACCATCAGGTCGAGTAAGTTCTTTAATTACTCGATCAATCATTTCATCAGACATGCCGGTTTCTTTGAACATTCTTCTTGCACCGCCCCCAAAGAATCCCATGTCTGCTCTGATACCCCCCGCTTTCGCAATAGTGAAGCCTCGGTTCACAAACCCTTGGAAGGCTGATTCAACCATCCATCGACGGAGTACAGTGTCCGCCGGAAGAATTCCAAAAGGATTCATGATGGCAACTTGTCGAGTTGTATCAATGTAATTTGATAACTTACCTCGGATAGAACCAGAAAGTCCGGCTTCGCCTTCCATCATGTCCAGTCTACGAGTGATGTAGTCGCCACGAATCATGTCCCCACCAACACCGGTAAATGTTTCTAGTTCGGCCAGTATGTCATCTGCGAGTTCACCTGAGGCACGCCGTCCCTCACCCAGTACAGGCGTTCCGTACACAGCCTTATTTCTTAGTTTCTCTGGACCCATAGTAAAGGTGCGTCCAATTTGTTTCCACCATGTCCCCCGAGTAAGAGGGACAGCAGCAGACCTTGCACCATTCCGGAATACAACAGAGGCTATTTCAGGCATCTGGGCTACACCCATCATGGAGCCAAAGTTCGCCATAGCAAGTGCCTGCCCATCACGAACGTGCTTCATCATCTCTTGAATACTTTCATCGCCCCCGAAACCAAACCCCATATTAAATCTGTAAAGAGCATCTAGACTCTTAGATGCGGTTCGTGCCTGCGCATCCCCAGTAGCCAGCAAAGCAGCATCCATTTGTGAAAGCGTCATCACTTCATCTGAGTCAGGTCGGAATGCTTTGAATCCTCGCCGCAACTCGGTTGCACCAATAACCCGCTGGGCATAAAGAGTGAGTCCAACGTTCAAGTCTCTGTCCATCAATTCGTCAATGTGGACTGTGCGAGTTCCGTTCTTACCCGTCATGGATGCTGAATAGTTTTCATCCATTGCAATACGGCGGTAAGTCATGCCTAAGTGAGGATTACCTGCTTGCTGCGGGGCAACCATGTCCATGATGTCTTTGATTTGTTCTTCCGACAATCCATCTAAGTCACGGCGGAGTTGCTTTTCAAATACATCAAATGCTTCAGCACTGTCTTTACGCCACCGACCATACAGTTTGGGGTTCTTGTTGTAATCCAGAATACGTTGAGCAACTTTCCGAGCCTGATCATTATTCAGGGGAGTCTTTCTCGGTGCCCGTTTGATGGCGGAGCCGATGAAATTTAGCATCGTATCTTCACCAAACTCGTCAATCATCGCAACCGTACGGACATCGTTGTACCGTCTTTGTATGTATTTGGGGTCAAACGGGATATCCTCAAAGACCCCACCCCTCACGCCGTAACCGTGGAGGTCTTTATAGAACTCACGTACTGCTTTGACAGCCTGCCCCAGTTCACCCGATGGGGTGGCACCGGTGGTGACCGCACGACTGATGTCTTGATCTGAAAGTTGAACGCCACGTTTGGCGGCGTTGATCTTTGCCAAGTTCATTTTCTTGGATACTTTGGTAACTGACCGCTCAACATTGGTACGGATAATTACTTCAACAGGTAGGGCACTGCCCTTTTGTCGGGGGCCGCTAAAGAAGATGGATGCAAAGTCTCTAATTTCTTGGCTATCTGATCTCATCATCTTGACAAATCGAGATGTGAGAACACCCCCCGTACCGGGAATGTCGAAGATATCAATTGCCCTAGCAAGTCCTTCTCTAAATCCTTCGTCACGGAAGCCTTCCATAACACGCATTCGATACGACTGGGTGCTGGCGGCCTTAGCCAAATCTTCTGCGGAGAGTTCAACAAGATCACTTGATCCCGTCGCCACAGGCACACCATCCACCATGATTGTTGTTTCGCCTGCATCATCAGTGGCGGTTCTCAGGCCACGAGCCACCTCATCATCAGCAATTTCAAACCGAGTTGCTGGGCGTGAAGCGGTAACTTCAAACATGTCGTTGCGTTGAATTCTTTTCTGGAGGGCAGCCAGTCCTTTATCAAGGTCACTGAGATCTACCCTTTTGCCCTCAGCCACTGCCCCAGCAACCTTTCGTAAAAGTTTGGTAACTTCCAACTGAACACCTGTTGCCGCAAGTTTCTCAGACTCTTTCGCCATAGAGAAGAAAGCATTGGCAACAGTGGTCTGTTCGCCACGTTCAGCCTTAGCAAGAAGATTATCTATTGCTCCATCTTCTTTGAGTTTGGCTCTAAGGTTTTTGATTGCATCCCGAACGGCTTGTTTGTTACCTGTCAAAGCACCTTTAGTAGGTAGTTGTTTGAATGCTGCCTGAACAAGTTGATTAAGTTCGGAACCGACAACGCCAAGATTCTTCGCCCCAAGTGTCACCGCAGTAGGGAGTACGCCATCAAACCCTTTTCTAAGATTTTCGATAACGTCTGAAGTTAGATACTTACGAACTGTGATACGGCCTTCGAGTTGAGTTGTGCCTGTCGCCACATCTTCTGCACGAGTAGACAGTCTGCGTCCCTTGCTCAATTTCCGAGCAGACGCTTTGGCTGCCGCATCCCCGAAGTTGTTTGAGATTTTAATAGCCTCTTCAAGCCGCAGTTCATTCTTGATTGCTTTTGATACTTTGAACAATGTACTCGGGAACGCCGCCCCGAAAGCCCCACCCATTACTCCCGCCGTTGCAAGAGCAGTGAGGAACTGCTTCTGGGTCAAAGATTCATCAAGTGAATACTTTGTATATTCAATAGGCAAATCCACAACACCCGCAATGCCAATACCTTTTAGGGCACCAAGAACTCTGTTGGTCTTATATGCTCGATCGACAAAGGCTGCACCACCACCAATGGGTCCAGCAAGTGCTGTGGCGGCTACTGTTGCGGGGACCATCTCAACAAGGTTGGGGATGATTGTGGCAACAAATCCGCCGAAAGCATCAAAGGCATTACCTTCAAAAAGTTCTCGCCTCTTCTTGAGGCTCCGTCGAACATTATCAACATTGAAGATGAACTCACCAAATGACCTAGAGTTTCCAACAATACGCTCGATAGTCTCTTCTTCAGTAATGTCGCCTGCGTAGCGATCAAGCATGACTTGATTAACGCTAAATGTTGGATCAGGTGTGAAATTGGGGTCGTTTAGTTCTTGAAGAAGTTGCCCCGTCATAGTTTCATACTTGGCTGCAATGCCAAGTTTGCCAAAGAAGCCGGGATTATCCAGCCGCATTCCGTACATGTTGTCCAGTTCTCGACGGGTAACGTCTTCGTACTGGTTAAATGTAGTTGGGAAGGGGGTTAGGGTACTCATTCGCTACTCATCCTATTTCTTTCTTGACGAGATTGAGGTGTCTCATCCATGAACATACCTTGACTACCAGTTCTAGGCATACGGATAGCAGTACCACCACCCATCGGGATCAAGATTTCCAACTCGCCCACAGGTACACTTTCACCGAGTGACAGTCTACGCCTCTGCTCATCAGTCAACTCGTCCATATCTGTTCGATCCACGGTGAAGTTGCCATGCTCATTGATCTTGCCGCGTTCTTTCAAGATGCTCACAATGTCTTCAGTAGTGAACACTCCATCTTCTCTTTTGGGGTTCGGAATAGACACAAAGTCAATGAACTCAGAATCTCCTTCTTCATTCATCCGCAGCGTGAAGTGTCCCGGTCGGCCTACTTCGGGGCGAATCTGGAACAACATTCCTTGGTCGCCCTCAAATCCATACAGGCCGTCAGCGATCCCTTCTGTAAGGACTCCGTGATCCAGCCCACTTTCATTCAAGTCGAGAACAAACTCATTTAAGAGTCGTTGACCATTCACCCTGTTCTTCACGATATCGCCATCCATCAATGTGGGGATGTTACTTCCATCAAGGAAGCCGGGGCCAAAGTCAAACTTGTAATATCTGTACCCGCCGATGGTTGTTGAGTTTTCTTGAAGAGTTGTGAAAGCAGATTCCAAAGCATCTTTTGGAGACATATCTCCAAAGTATTGCAAGGCTCTTGATAAGTCATCAAGTCGATCCCGAGTAACCCCGATACTCCTATCCTTTTCAAGGTATAGGTTCAACTCTTTAGCAGTTTCAGAATCTCCTTGACGGGTAGCATCTCGAAATCCAGATGGTGGTTTACTAAAGAACAAGTCGGTTGCAGTAAAGTCACCTACCCGTGCCCCTTGTTCTCCATAAGCGTATAAGAACAATCCCCGGAGGTAATCGCTGTGTTTTTTGTCTACATAATTACCGAGCGTTGATCCATCTTGATCACTCAGCATCAAGGTCATCGCGGATTGCATACCTTCTTTAATCTGCTGCCTTGCTCTAAAATACTGCTCTGAATCCCTTGGGTATCTTTGGATATCACCAGCAGCACTAAAGGCTCTTGAAATAGAGTCTTCTACCGCCTTACTCTTATATCCCATTTGAGACAGTTCCACAGCAACCTGTGCTTCAGCGGTCGCTCGGGCTTGTCGCTCTCGTTGCTCCCGATCTTCCGGCCCCAGTATAGATCCGAGAAAGTTAGTGTCCCCGACAAGCGCTTGAGTAATCTCCGCCGTCATGGAGGCCGCCACGTTATTCACCGCAGTCTTGTGAATAGTGGAGTATTTGAATTCTCGACTGTGGGAAGTACCATCGTCCAACGTAGTTGAAATTGAAATACCATCTTGGGTTTCGGATACTTGCCACCCGTCAGGCAGCACAGCCTCTACTGCTTCAATGTACCCATCACCAGTCATGTCTCCCGGCATGTACATAAGGTTAGGCACCGAAGTACCATTCCCAAGCATGGTGGGAAAGTCAGGGCCAACACCGGAGATTACTTCCTGAAGTCGAGCCATGATTGCTCCGTGAGCATTCTGGTCGTGCTGTTGGAGTTCTTTAGTACGTGCCCCTGCCTGTCCCCTATTAATTTTAGACTTCTGTTTTGCAAGTTCAGACTTTAGGTAGTCATCACTCTCAAATAGTTTTGCCCCGCTTGAGAGTTCTATTTCTTCAATTGCTTTCAAGGCTCCAGCATCACCACTCACAGCGAGGTTTAGAAGGTAGTCGCCCACAATCCTGTTTGCCTGTTCGTTCCCAAAGACGGCACGCGGGACACCATCCTTGATCAGATCATTCATTGCATCAATAGGATTCTGTTCCCCCAAAGCATCTACAACAGAGGCTTCGATGCCTGCTTTTGTATCTGCCTTCTGCTTGTCAATTCGGAGTCCATTAACTTTCTGCTGAGTTGCTTCTCTAATCTTTTTGAATTCTTTTTCAAACGCTGAAGAATAGTAGTAATCCTCAGTAAAAGATTTATCCAAGGTCAGTGGTGAACTGTCACCGATTTTCCCTGAAAGGTATGCAGCAGTTGCAGCCCTTGGGTCATCTCCCGTCATCAGTCCATACTTTTGATCCTTGCCCACATCATTATGGAAATCGCTGTATAGGTTTGCATCAATATCCGCAGCAACCATACGAGCATTCAATCTGGCAATCGCCACCTTCTGCCCCATTTGAACGTATGGGTTTTCATCGGCAGCCATGATTCCCTTGTCAACAAGACTGGCAACACTTAATGCATTGTTGTTTCTCTGCTGTTCCGCAATGTCTAACTCCTGTTGAGGAGTCAATGTCAAACCTTCCTTCACGCCCTTAATTGCCTCTCGTCGTTCTTTCTCAGCAAAGAACCCAGCCGCCGTCTGAGAGAGGCTTGCGAGTTTGCCCAGCAAAGGATTGACTACAGGAGCCGCAGGTGTTCCCGGCATGGCTGCGGGTGCCGCTGGGGCACCTTCACCATAAGTCTCAAAGGTAGACACAGGATTGGCAGTGATCTGGTAATTAGGTAACTGGCTCATTATACAACTCCCGCTTCGGTATTGGCTGCATCACCGATTGACTGGTTGAAACTTGCAATCTGCATACCCGCACCCATCAGGTCAATCGCCAAGTCCATGCCTCCCGGCTGATAAGTACCGGGGAGTTGGTTTGGAGGAGCGATAGGTTGAAGAGGTGAGGGCATAGCAGCGTTGATCCTATTCTGGGCAGACGCACGAATACCTTCAAGTCTTCGCTGGCCCTGCCGGATGTAGCCTTCTAGGTTGTCATGGACAATAGCAGCGGCTCTAGCCTCGTTGGCTTTGAACTCCTGCAAGACCAGTCTCTTGGTCTGTCCCGAAGTCTCATCAGCACCAGATGCGTAGGTCGCTGCACCGGCTGCTGCTTGTCGTGAGTAATTCTCAATGGTTTGAAATGCTTGATCTCGCCGCTGTCCGATTGATTCATACACAGCGTTGTACTGTTGATCTGCATCCTTCTTGGCGGACTTTGCTACGGCTTTGTACTGCTTACGTTGGTGGGCTGCCAATGCCCGCTGGTAAGCCACCAATGAGTTGTAGTGAGCGTTGCGTTGGATCTGGAGTTTGTTGTTGTATTCGGCTTGGGCACGGGCATTTTTCCTACCCTGCATGTGGCCCAAGACCGCACCGCCTAGTGCTAGTGCTGTAAATATTGCCATTGATAAAACTCCTTAAATAGTTGACCCTCAGGTCCGTACGTGAACTCTCGTCCTATGACAAAGCCAAGCCACCGCAGCCACTTGATTGTCGCAACATTTCGAGAGTCAACAATATTGTATAGATACTTGTATTCTTCCAGATAGTCCTGCACCCGTTGCCGGGACTCTTTGCAGAACCGCACCGATAGTTTGTTTAATCGGTTATTCCCAATCAGCCATATACGACCACCTGTGTCCTCTTGGACAACACCGTAGATCACAACAGGGTGATCATCCTCGGTAACCGTCATCGCTTCAGAGTGAACAAGGCCGTGGTACAGGGCTTCAGTTGGATCACTGCCCAGTGCCTTGATTTCCTCATAGTCACCTTTTCTAATGTCATCGACAATGTAGGCAATATCAGGAATTACAGATCGTCTGAATTCAATCATGTCCTTCGACTTCTGCTCGTCACATCGGCTTCAAAGAGTGCGGCTTGGAATGCTGATGGCAATGCACCATCGTTCACAAGTTCAACCTTGACACGATCAGACTGAGCAAAGATCGGAACACGGAAGTCACCATCCACGTTAGGGAGTGTATCAGTAACGCTACTACCATCGGAGTAGTACCTACCGGAGAATGGATACTCCGTTGATGTCCCGTATTCAGGGGTGACTCTAATCTTAAAGAAGGAGGTCTGGTCAAACACCACCGTCATGTATCTGATCTGATGGCGGTAACCCGCGATACTGACTTGAGGAGTCTGCTGACCGAACCTGTTGGGGGTCTTGAGGATAGGCTTGGAGAACTCGTAGGTCATGGTGTAGGGTTCACCTACATAGACCGGGGCTGTTGGTGAACCAGTATGATTACCGGATACCTTCATCTGTCCTGCACTTCTATCAGTAACCGTAAGAACAAGACCTTCCGCAGTGACCGCCTGAGCGTTCGCACTGGGGGTGTAGTTATTATTCAGGGTGTAGGTCGTGCGGTTGTCAGAGGGGTTGTAAGAACCTTCCCCTACTTCGGTGCCTGTAGCATTAATAGTAGTACGCCGATCCAAGGTCGTGGTGTAGGTAGAATTGACATCCACCGCCCCCGTTTGCATCTCAATCTTCTCAAGGAACAGGTCGCTGCCATACTTCATGACCAGATACAACTCTGTGTCAACAAAGAACATAGAGAAGATCTCACCACCAAAGGTGAACTTTGACCACGATGAAAGCACACGCTCGTTACCTGAAGACAGATACTTGTACACACAAGCAGTCGTTGGGTCTTGTTCAGAAGTAGTCACCAAGATGTCCTCGTGAGTAGACGAGGCAAAGTCTTTGATAGTACCCGTGATGTAGTTGGGCACCTGTGCGGATACGTCAACTGCATCAAACTGAATATCAACTTCGTTCACCTTGAAGTATTGCTTGACCCCGTTGTTTGATCCTCGGGGGAATGCAAAGAACAACGATGAACCTGCAACAACTGGCTTGACCTTAGAGTTGATCTCGAACTGAGTTTGAGAAGTAATCGTTGCAGTCAGGGGTGATAGCACGCCCTGAGACTGGAGACTGAACTGAGCCTGTCCCGCAAATAGCACGAGCCTGTCCGAGAACGGGATAGCGTGTTTGAGTTTAGCCACAGTAGTACCGCCGACTGCAAGGTCGATGACCTCTGCGTCAGTAATCTGCGTCACCGTGGTTCTGAAGTAGTTGAAGTATTCAGCAGTCTCAGAGAGGATCACATTCTCACCAGAGAGCATGACCAGTCGGTTACGGAAGAACGACAGATCGTCAATAGTGTTACCGACAAAGGTGGGGTTGGGGTTGGTAAGGGTGTCTCCCACTTGTCTCGGGGAGAACTTGAAGTTGGTGAATGGCGAAGCCGGGGTGGGTCCGAAGGAACCATCGGCTCTGGTCACCTTGAATGCACCATTAGAATCCCGCACAATAATGTGGGGCAGGGTGTCGAAGTTGAAGTCGTTCTTGATACCGGGCTTGGTTGTCTCCTGCCATCGACCTTTGGTTGGAATGGCGTTACCGGGATCACCACCATCAGCAGTGAACTTGACGTAATAGTCATCAATCTCAGCCTCAGGGTTTCCTTCGACCTCAAAGATAATCCCGTGAGGTGATTCATTGGGGAGTTGAGAGAACTTCTCTACGCTTTCATTGAGTACGGCCACGACGTTGTTACTCTGACCATCTGAGATAGTCAAGTTGAAGTCTGTACTGGTGCAGTAGACATGAATAACATTGGTTTTTGATGCAGCGTTGACTACAAGAAAATGCTCATTGTTGTCTCCAAAAGTCTTACCGCTCAAGAACGCACGGATCTGTTCAGTGGTTTCTTCGGAGTCTGTTGAGATCTTTAGTTTTTCTTTTAGGAATGTTGCATTAGAACCCGATACATCACTGTCCTCAAGGGCAAAAGAATCATGTTTAGAGCCAAATTCATTGTTTGATACACTGGCCTCGTACTCATCCTGAATACTGTTAGGGCTATCATTTAATGTATTTTTTGCTGCTACCTTTTTACTGTTAGTAAACCCAAGGTCAGTACCATTCAACTTGATCTCAATCTTGCAACTGTTGAAGTTACCGGGGGCGGCTTTCACATGGACAAGACGTTCGTTGGCTTGAAGCGATGATGCAGACAAGGTGTCTGCCATTGCCACCGTCTTTTTGGTGTTAGCAATAAAGGTTACATCAGCAATAGTGACAGCCCTGAACAAGTCTTTGGGTGCAGGGTCCGATCCTTGCTTCGTAAAGTAGGTGGCAAGATTAGTGTCTTCAGTATCAAGGGTTACTGTCTGCGATGCACCCGCAAGGTCAAAGACTTTGACAGTGCCGTCGCCTTCCAAAGCAATGAAGTATTGCTCATCCGAGTCACGGTTCACTGAGTGAATAAAGGTGTCGGCTTGGACATTCTCAATAAGCCGGGTAGAGCCAAGTAGTTGAGTAGGGGGACGCTTGTGCAGCCCACGAACGGGACTGGAGATTGCATTGAACTGTGCTTCACACTGGTTCGGGAGGCGGATCGCATCGGGTTGCTGACTCACGCCACCAATAAGGTTCGGTATATCGTGCGTAATCAGAGCCATTAGTAACCGGCTCCTCTGATACCAGACCGACGATTGACGATACTGAGAACATCTTGATTATCAAAGATAGAGTGATCTGCGGTATCACCTTCGTATTCCTTGAGGATCGAGAGTGCTTTCATCTCGTCCTGCACAGTAAACATGTTACCTTTCTGTGATCCAATCAAGCGGTCTTGGAACACACGAGCAGCCTTGATATTAACGTATCGGCGTGCTGGTTCAGGTAAATCCTCAAATGGGTAGAGGTACACGAGAGTCAGCCGGATAGACGTACTGAACTCGAAGGTATTGTTGGTCTTGTCAAATAGTTTGTTGCCCCGCTGAATAACAGACCGAGACTCGTTAACGGTAGACACGCTGCCATCCCGAGGAACAGATGTGTCATTATCCACACGAACAACCTCGTTACTGAGGATGATGTGCTTGTTGCTGTCAGGGCTAAGTGAGATGTTGTGCAGGGTATTGAAGTGCCATCCTTGACTCTGAACTTCACGGGAGATTTCAGACAAGATGTTTCTTGCGATAGCAGCATCTTGATTTTGCTGGCCCGTGAGGCTGTTGATTGGGGGTTCACCAATCGTTGAGAGGATGGTGTTTACCGCATCCAACTCTGATGTTTTTTCAGGCATTTCAACTCCTTATAAAAAGGGCCGGGACACCCGAAGGTGCCCCGACCGGGGGAGACTCAAGACTACACAAGTAGTCTCAGGGAGAAAATCATGCAGTGACGATTTCGTAGCAGCATTCTTCACGAAGAACGCCGTGACCCATTGCATACTTAGCAACCATCAGGGTGCCAAGACGGTCGAGTTGGTACTCAGACTCCAAGCCAAGGTCGAGCAACTTAACGGTGCCCACGCCTTCGGTTTGGAAAGCAATACCAGCAGTATTCGCGAAACTGGTGTTACCGTAACCGACACCGTTAGCACCGAAGATGTCGTTCTGAATAGACGATGAAGCCAATTCTTCAGTTGCGGATGCCGCCCCAGATGGGATGTGGTTGGACTTCATGATGCGAATACCCGCAACCTGAGCCACTTCACCCGTGGCAATAGATCCCATACCACCGAAGTCGGTGTTGATGGCATCGTTACCAGACCCTACCAACTTGTAATACTCAGCAGGATTAAAGATGACGTAACGACCTTCGGCAGGAACGTTCTTCTCGTCCATCTTCTGAGCAACTTGAACAATAGCGTTCACAAGTTCTTTAGCGGTGTAGGTGTTCGTTGGGTCATCACCCTCAAACGTGGTTGCGTCAATAGTCGCACCGAGGAAGCGAGGATCAGCAGTGCCACCGGTAGCCGTACCACCAAAGCGGTCATCAACTCTACGGGCACCAGCAATAACAGTACGAATCAACGCACGGTCAGAGTGATAAGCCAACTCACGGCCAATTTGGGTGGTGTAAGCAGCACGAACATCGTAGTGGTTCTTGGCTTCGTCAATGTCAGCAATAAATGCAGACGAGACAAGAGTACCGTCGATGCTGATGGTACGCTCGGCGTGCTTGATACGGTTCAGGTACTTACCTTCACCGGCTTCAGCCGTGCCATCAGTGCCGCCAGTAGCATCCACGAATGAACCCATGATGGATTCACCGGCAGAGTGGTACTTAGCAGCCGCAGTACCCATCACTGGGAACTGAGCAGTCTTACCGCTTGCAATAGTACGGACAGTATGAAGAGGCATCATTACGTTTGCTTCTTCAAAGGTTTGAAGGACTTCACCAGAGAAGACCTTGAGGAACATTGCGTTGGCATCGCCAGTCGCATTGATTTGACCCAAACGTGAAACGTCGATTGGGTTCATGAAGTTTTGATCTGCCATGAGACATTTCCTTTCTAAGAAAAGTTAGAGTTAGTTTGGGCTGATTGGACTTAGATGTCGCAAAGATTGTCCTACCGCAGCAGGGTCAAAGTTATTCTTGTTCTTCTTCAGCACCAATAGATCCTGCAAACCAACCTTCAGGTAGGTCTACAGGGGATTGAGATAGAACCCACGTGGTTCCATCCCAGAAATAGACATGGCCCCGAACATCGGAGCCTAGTCTCACGAGTCCATCGGACTCATTTACGAATACGACTTTGGAACTTCCGCACCCGCTCAAGCCACCGCTCACGGTGAGGAGTAGGACGGGCATCCATCGCAGTATTTTTGTTTGTAACCAAATATGTAACGAACGGAGTAAGTAGAGACACCAGTACACCCGCGAGGATCTTTGACATAGTTGTCTCGATTTGAATTTCACTTAAGACCGTTTTTAAGGGTAAGACGAGAGCCTGTGTAGCCCATTGCTACCAGAGCAGTATTCAAGAGTGCAACCGCTTGGACCCACGGGCCATCAGCGGGAACAACACCCGACGCGATCACAGCACCAAGGCTGGCAGCGGCAAGCGAAAGCCAGAATTCAGTTGTCTTGTATCCGGGTTTATCCATTTGATTTCTCCTTTAGATGACGTTTGAGTTTTGAAGTCGATTGTAGACCTGCTGCCGGAACGCAGGGTCTTTCTTATAACGAGGGTCAGACATCGCCTCCACCACTTGGGCACGAGACTGAAAGGCTCCACTATTAGGGATAGTGTTCCCAGTCTCACCCTGCAATAGAGGGACACCTTGGGCCTGCACAAAGCGGGCGTACATCCCGTTCACAGCCATACGCATGGTTGATTGATCGGCGTTTACCAGATCATTAAACGCATCAATCTCTTGGTCAGGAAGATTCTGGGCGGCCCACGACAACATCGCGTTGTAGTTTTCTTCGCCACCCACAGCCTCAAAGGTTTGCTGAACGACCTGCTCGGCTACAACCTTTTGACTATTGACGTAGTTGTCGATCATCGCACGCGGAATACCCGTCTGAACCAAGCGTTCACGCGACTCTTCAGAGACGTCACCCGTTGCATCAAACTCTTCCGACAATTCGTAGAAGACATCTTCTGTGATTTGCCCGGTATTCTCTTGAGCCGGTGCCTCTTCTTGAGGTTGTTGGCGTGACTGAGAGAATTCCTTTTGGAGTTGGTTGTAGGCAAATGCCAACGCTTCAGGCGATTCAAACTTCTCAGGGAGCCACGAGGGTCGTTCCTCGCCCACCTGCTCTTGGGCTTCCGGCGGGACTTGCGACTCAAATTGCTCTACTTGCTCCTGTTGATATGCGGGGGCTGCATCACTTTTGATTTCTACTTTTTCGTAATCAGACATTATTGTTGTTCTCCTTGAGACATCATGTTGTCAATGATCTGCGGCCCTGCTTGTTGGGCCATCATCATTTGTTGTTGCTGCATCTGCTGCTCTTGCTGCATCTGTTGCAGTTGTTCTGGCGTACGCACAAGACCCTTGATATCAATACCAAGAGCCAACGCACGCCGCTTCATGTACTCCCCAACATCCACATATTGTTGAAGCACCTCGGGACCGAGGACCTGTCCAATACCAGCAAGATAGGTGTCGAGTTTGTTGAGGTCATTTCCTCGCCCGAGGGCTTCAATTCCTGTAATAATGACGGGCTTAATCTTATCCATAGGGATATCAGGCAAAGCACCGTCACGCTTCATTTTGTTCATAATCAACGTCACCATCGGGAAACTAAGTTCTCGGGATAGGACGCTGTAGATACCACCAAGTTGTCGTTCTACGGCTTGGGTAACCAGTCTTACTTCTTCTGCCGTAACTCGATCCGCATTACGAATACTCCCCTCAAGGAGGAGAAATGCATAAGCCAATCGCTCTTGGATGGTGTTGATTGTATTCTGAGCAACAGAGAAATCCTGCGCTTTCTGACTCTGGAGAACTGATACGTCACCGCTGTTGCCCTCAATGATTGCACCGTTGGGAGATTTCGCAAGGTTGCGGGCACGGGTAGATCCGTTGGGGTTCACAAGGAACAGGATCTTAGATGCTGCCGCACTCCCTTCCACAATGGCTTTGGTTAAGGCTTCCAACGACTGGAGGTCGCCAAGGTACTGCTCTACATACCCTCGTCCATAGTCCTCGCCGTCAACACGGTTCATCCGCAACGGGATAAAGGGGGCGTCTTCAGCATCAAGAACTCTGCGAGAGTTAGGCACTTCCATGCCCTCGATCTCTTGGAACACTTCGACCTTGCCATCGTTGCGGGTATGCATCCCGGTAAACAAATCGATGTGCTTGTCATGAGAAGGCTCGCCATTATCAGGGCGTACTTCTTCGGGGAGCATAGAGGGGGACACGCTCTCCTTGAGAATAATCGTTCGAGCAAACCCGAGGGGGCATCGCTTGACTACATATCTATCAAGGTGAACTACCCGCATATTCCCACCATCAGGGAAATACAGCAAGGCGTTGCCTGCCACCACAAGGTGACGAACAGCATCGAACAGTCCAGTGCGAACACCTGACCGCTCGATCTCATCCATTACAGATCGCTCAATAGCCGAGAGACTGTCCTCGATCTCAGTCTTAATCTTAGGATCAAGTTCATCAATCTCACGTTCAGTCTCTTCGTCTAGTTGTAGGCGGAAGAAGGGGGAGTTTGGGGGGAGGAGTGCCAGAAGCAACGCGGCTGCAAGGTTGTTTGAACCTCTAGCCCCGATGCTTTGGAAGGGTGTTGGGAATCTCGTAGCACCTGTGGAACCATCCTCAGGCATAAGAGTAGGAATAGTGATTGCACTACAGTCGCGTGCCCGTTCTAGGAACTGGGACCGCTCAGTAGAGCATTTGTTGTATGTGCTACTTAGATTATCCATTATGCACCCGAACTAATATTCATAGATGACCCGCCCTTACCAAGAGCAGGATTATTCATAGGAATCTTCAGCATGGATTTACCACGAGCAGAAGTTCCCCGTCGCTTCCGAATGGGGTTGTCAGCCTTTGCTTGCTCATTCTTAAACGGCTCAGGAAGGGACACGGTAGGAGCCGGGGCAACAGTGATCTTTGGAGGGGGCGGAGGGGGAGCCACCGGTGGAGGGGGAGGTGGTGGCATTGATGGTGATCCGCTCGGTAAGCACATAGTTAGTTCTCCAAAAGGTTGTTTTTCTGGTTCTCCAGTTGATCAATAAGGAAGCGAACAACAGACCGTTTACCGGCCTCAATCCATATTTCCCTATCGGACATCTCTGGGTCAGGACATCTCTCAGGGAACCGCTCATTAAGAGCCTCAACCAGCCTAGAATCTAGGGCTGGTATGGGCCTGAACATAGCGTCGTTAGGATAATTATTCCTCATAGTCATCCTTTTGAATCCTTCTCAGTCTGGATGTAGCCATAAAGCAATACGCTGTAGTTGATTAGATCCAGCACGGTGTCCTCGATCTTCTCGTCAGCAACCTTGTACTCACCAGTATCAAGGAAAGTAATCAGGCGTGAGATCTTGTCCGTCATGCGGACCATGAACCCCCGCTTGGTGTCGGTGATACCCAACTTCTCTACACGAGTGAAGTTCAGGAAGGGGTCGCTTTGGTTCTCACCCCCTGAATAGTCGTGGTTTTTCTTGGACATCAACATCTGTGCATTGTTGCAAAGGTGTTGGTGTAGTTTCAGTAGTTCTTCTCTTGTCATCCTCTTGGCTCCCATAGTTTGACTTCTTTGGTTTTGAAATTGTAATCGCCTTCTCGCATGATATAGGCAACTCGTGCCTGCTGTAGAGCATCCTCTTCATCAAAGCCCTGATCTTCGTAGGCTCGTCGAACAGTCTCCCAGCAGGGGTCTGTCTTCAGGAGTTTGGCGGCAGTCTTTGGACCGATACCGGGGCATCCTGAGTACCCATCCACTGGATCACCCGTGAGGGTTTGCAGCAAATGATTGTAGTGTCCATCCGTTGGCGTGACTTCTGAGACATCTTCCTCAGGTCTGCCGGGATTGTAATGAAGACCTTTGATCTGCTTCAGGTCTTTGTCTGTGGTCACAAGTATCTTTTCAAACTTCGTCTGCCACATCTTCCTGCCCATCAGCATGCCGCAGACATCATCTGCTTCAAGGTTGGAATACTCATAGTGATTGTAGGTTTCCCGAACATACTGCTTGAGGGCATGAAAGAGCAGGGGCTTGCGGGTCTTCTTGCGGTTTGCTTTGTATGTCGGGAGTACTTCTTTCCTCCAGTTCTTCTCACCACTTAGAGCAATCGCAATATTGCCCGCGTTTAGTTTCTGCTTGAGGTCAGCAATCTGAATATCAAATCGCTGGCGTGCTTCACGAGCGTCCCCATGCAGGGTCCACATGTCATCTCCCCAGTCCCATGCTACCTCGCTGCCGAGGGCACACTCCCAGAGAAAGATATCTCCGTCAATCACAAGGGCCGTTTTCGTCATCGCTGATTCCATTCATAACTGCGTGCTTGCCAATCTCTACGAGTCCAAGCACTGAGTGAAATGGCCCTTGAAAGGCCACGGTTACATCCTCGACATCTTCCGTGCGATTGTTCGCGGCGAGGAACACCATCGTGTCGTGGCGAGTACGCAACTCATCCAACAACTTGGTGGTGGGGATCATATCTAAAGGTTCATCCATCAAAATCTCTGTCTCCTTAATTTCTTGAGCCTGCGGGATTGCGACTTCCGCATCTCTGAGTTACGCGGATACTTACTGCCGTGAGCCACGATCTTGGCTTGAGCAGTTTTGTACCGCAGATAAGGCATTACACGCTTGAGTATTTCCTCTGCGTTCCTGCCATACACAGACCAACGAAACACAGTCGCATCGTTCCGTTGCCGTGTTGTAACTGACCCGCCGAATAGTCGAGCGGGTGTTGTCACTAAAGAAGGAGACACTGAATCAACCTCTATTACAGGCCCATTATGAAAAGACACATATCCCTCCCCATCAATTACTCCAGCCAACCATGCAACATCAGTGAGTGTCGGCCCATGTTCGTCCGATCTTGTACTCACCGTCGAGTGGACATCTGAACTTGTAATGTTCACCGGCCTTACGCATCGCTTGTACCGCAGTTCGTCCGACATCATCCGCCTCTTCATGGTTAGTTTGGAGTTGCACTTCATCATGAACGTGCATCAGTTGTTGTACATCCAGACGATCATTATGAAAGTCCTCGTGCATAATAACAGTTGCACGCTTCATCAGAATACTACCAGCAGATTGCAGCAGAAGATTCAAAGCACTATGCTCAGATCTAATTGGCAGCCTCCGACCATCAATAGCGGGCAACCATTCTTGTGACTGCAACTTCTTGGCGATAGCATTCTTCAGACGCTTGAGTGCTGGAATACCTCGTTCAAGCATATTCCTCATACGTCGCCCTTCAGTCTTGCCGCCGCCAACAAGGCTTCCAATCTTGACATCACCAGCACCATACAAGGTGGCATACATAATGCCCTTACCAGTTGAGCGTGAGACACCCATCTTGTCAGCATTAAACTGGTGGATATCACCTTCTTGGATTACGGATGCGTACTCGCCATCATCCCATCGGGCTAGATAGTGAGCAAGGCACCGTAGTTCCAGACCAGACATATCGCAGCCGACCATGACTTTACCATCGGCAGGAGTGAACAAGGCTCTGCACTCTTTACCCCAAAGAGATCCGAGGGAGGGGACCTGACCAAGGTTGGGTCTTGAGTGTGAGCAACGTGAGGACACAGTACCCATCGTGTTGACCCTGCCATGTACCTTGCCATCGCGGACAACTTTAAGCCACGCCTCTTTGCCATCACTAAGTTGGCCTAGACGCTTGATGATAGTCAGATATCTAGTGAGAACCTTAGCCTCTGGGTAGTCAAGCGAAGAAAGCACCGCCTCATCAACACGGGGGCGGCCATCACCAGTAAGTTCCGTTGGCTTCCAGCCATACATCGCCTTCAATGCGTTGGCGATCTGCAACCTACTGCCGGGATTGAACGGGATCTTGCGAACCTTACGGGGACCAGCGATCAGGTTGAAGGTGTCTTTGTTGGTGTAGTCCTTCTTACGTTTGTACTGCTCCTTGGTCACCTTATGGTAGTAATACTGAGGAGTCTTCATCGGCTCCTCCTGCGGCGGGAATACTTCTTGGAGCGTTGCTTCCATCTCCGCCTTCTCTCCGATAAGTTCTGCGTGTAATCTTTTGGCGGCATCTTCGTCAAACGTCACGCCCTCCTTCTCTTGCCGCCGAATGATGTTGTCGAACCGATCCTCAAGTTCATGAGCATCCTCGTTGAATGTCTCGGATATTGCTGACCACAACTTCATGTTGACCAGAACATCCTGCTTGCAGTAGTCACCCATCTCATCGGTGTACTCAGACCAGTCAGTAGTCTCGCCATAGTCACCTTTGTGTAGGCCCAGACGGTAGCCCCAAGCCTTCAGGGAGTAGCGGCCTCGGAGTTCTGGCGGCATGTCGCGGTTGGTGAAGTCACCACGAGCGACATCAGGGTTGAAGATCCGACCAGCAATCATGGTGTCGATGACATGGCAATCACCCAAGGTGTACGCGGGGTACAACTTCTTAATCGCAGGGATGTCAAAGCGTTTGATGTTGTGACCAATCAGGCGATCAGCCAGCCGCATCTTCTGCAATCCTTTGATGATGTCATCACCGTGATACAGATCTACTTCACCAGTAGACATGTCGCCGATAGCAATGCAGTGAATAACCTTGAGGTCAGACAGGTTTGCCCAGTCCTCGATGGCGTTTGTTTCGATATCAAATACTAATTCATACAAGGTAATTGTCCTCCAAGTAATCCCACAAATCAGGGTCAGCGATTATCGCGTCGATAATCTTTTTGAATATTCTTTTCTCATAGATCTCAATACATTGACGGGTGACTTTCTTTCCAAACTTTGGGTCTTTCCCCAACTGGTTAGCCACCCATGTATATGAACGGGGTATTTCAGTCTCCAAACGTATAGGTTTGTCCAACGGATCTTTGGTTCGAGTAGGTTTGACTTCGGTATGTGATCTATCAACTCGCATTGGATTCCTCAAAAGGTGAGTGGAACTCATTCAATCGACCAGTTGAGGGGTTGTACTCCAGTGTTGCACATACCCCCGTCGTGCCAGCATAACGATTTTTGAGAACGCGGATGGTTGTATTCCGTGCTTCAAGTTGATCTTGTTGGTTACGTTCGCAGCCAAGCACAGCATCGGACAGTTGAGCAATGGCATGTGATCCACGCAACTGACTGAGTGAGGTGGCAGCACCTTCCTCGTGACCACGGCCATCAGGACGCTTGAGGTGAGAGACAAGCACGCAGTGGGTGTCTGTCTCCTCTACAAGGGCACGGAGTTTGGTCATGGTGTTGTCGATCATCCGCCGCTCGTCGCCCTCCTCAAGGGCAGACACAAGGATGGACAGGTGGTCAAGGAAGATGAACTTGCAGCCCAGCCCCTTGCACATGTACCTGACTTGTCCCAATAGTCGAGCAGGGTCTTGGCTACCCCAGTGATCATAGAGAACCAGATTGCCATGACCAATACACTCGTTGAATGCGTTGCGTCTTGCGTCTTCTGGTAACTCACGGAACGTGGTATGTGGTACATCCATGTGGATTGCCATCATGCACTCAGCAGTCTTCTTGATACTTTCTTCAAGAGCAATGTATCCAACCTTGTGACCTTGCTGCACCAGATAGTGAGCCAACTCACGGCAGACCGATGACTTGCCGATGCCAGTACCAGCGGTCAGGGTGACGAGTTCACCGCCACGCATACCCAAGAGACTGTCGTTGAATCCCTGCCACGGATACTCAACATGCCAACCAGTATCCGACTTGTTGATGTGATCCCATAGTTCCTCACCAGCAACCACACCATCGGGTCGGAAGGTCTTGGCCTCCCAGATAGCAGACACCAGTTCTTTGACCTTACCCTTCATGATGCACTCGTTGGCATCCTTCTCAGGCAAGCCATGTACGATCTTGCACTTGCCGGGAGTGATGAGGTGGGCACATGCGTTGGCAGCAGCACGCCCAGCATCGTCTTGGTCAAAGCACAGGACTACCACATCGAATGTCTCAAGCCATTCAAGGGACTTGCTGATTGCTTTGGGTGCAGCCGCCGCTCCGTTGGGGACGGATACGACAGGCCACTTGTTCTCAAACGCTTGGCTTACCGACAGGGCATCAAGTTCACCCTCAGTAATAACTACACGTTTGCCTGACTTCGATGGGTCCCAAAGGTGTTCACCGTAAAGGTTGATGGACTTGGGTTCACCCAGCCACCTGAACTCCTTGGTATGAGAACGCAACTTCTGTGCTTTGAGATGTCCCTTGGGACAACGGTAGTTGGCAACTTGAAAGGGTTTGCCATTGATCTTGCCCATGCCATACCCCCACTTCTTGCATGTCTCAATCTTGATCCCCCTCTTCTTGAGAGTAATGTATTCAATATCAATCAAACTCATGTTTGATGTCTCCGGTTCTGGTGTTGTAGATGCACCTCCTCGGTATCCGCAACCGGGAGTAAAACAATGCGATGAGCCATCATCATAGATGGCTAAGTTATCTTTGCTACCGCACTTCTCGCAAGGCTCGTGCCTTAGGAAGTTCGCCATATTCAGTCACCTCCAGTTCAATTCTAGGCTCGTCGCTGTATTCCTTTCGTGCAACGAGACTATGTATCTGGTCATCATCAAACCAGATGATCCTGTTCAACACATCCAGTGTCTTCAGGTAGTTGTCGATGTCACCCCGAGGGGCAACACGATTGGTCTTCTTTGGACGAGGACAATAGAACGTCACATCCAAATGAAGAGGACCACCTAGCGGCAGGATGTCGGGGTACTTCATTTCTCCCAACACCACTGCCGAGGTGTTCCTAAATTCTGTGTACTTCTTTCCGTAGTACACATGACCCCGCCGAGTAACCCTTGGCCTAGAAGCAGGACAAGGAGTTACTGGCAGAGTGAAATTAAAAGTCGCAGTCTTCTTCCGTGTCATCTTCAGTGGTGCTTTCTGCTTCCTCCGAAGTTTCATATCCCTCTTCTTGCTGGAATCCGAATGAATCAAACTCATTGCCACCGTACTCCACGAGGTCAATGACTTGCACTGCTTTCATCCGAAGACTGAGGCCCGCTCCAACCGCCGCCGTAAAGTATGGGATTACTTCAAACCCAACACAGATCTTACTACCGCTACCGACAGTAACTTTGTTGGGATCAATATTGCCACCCTTCGCATCAATCAACTTCGGTCGTTGTTCCCACTTGCTGCCTTCTTTACCAGCCAGTGCTTTCAACTTGAACTTGAACTCCAACTCTCCAGTTGGTGTGCCATCCTCTTCGACTTCACTCACGGGTAATGATGCAGCCTTGACCTTCTTGCCACGTTCGCTGCACACTTGCTTGTGGTGTTCATCAAGCATCTCTTGAAGCGTACTCTGGAACGCCACGCCTGTCTGGTTATCAAGACGCAGTTTGGTTTCGTAGACCCCATCGGGATCGAACTTGGTTTCGGGCTGTGACAACTTAGGCCACACTGCCTCGCCAATAGGTGATCGCATTTTCTTAAATCTTTTCGCCATTGTATTCCCCTTATGAGAAGTAATATTGAGCCTTGTTAATGAGTGAAATATCCAAGTTGCCCTGTGGAGGCGGCTCGTCCAGTTGGACCCCCGAGGGTAACAAGGTATTGATTTGTGTGTGCAGATCTTTCAAGATATTTCCTGAGAAAAGATCTACGGTAGCATCACGCACCGCGTTGCCCACGATAGGTACGCAGGGTGCATGAACACTGTACTCGTCATGGACCATGAGGAAGTCTGTAACTCCTTGGTCCATTGCTCTGTTGGTTGTCTCACCAAGTAAGCCACCAATGCCATCAATCGAGTGGACAAAGTTGGGGGCCATAGCATTCATAGACTTACGCTTACTGGGGTCACCGTTGTCCGTACGGATGCGGGTCTGTCGAATGACCCCGAATACATTTGTCTTGATATTCAGATGGTCCTGCTTCTCGTAGTGCATGTATACCGGGAAGCCTAGAGGTGTTACCCACTGAGGAGTAACGCCGTTATCAAGACATGTCTCAGCCACATGTTGCAGCCAGTCCATGCCAATGCGTGCGGCATGTACAACCTGACCAATAGCATCCCAAATCTTCTCAGCCAGCCACCCACATGGTTGGTAAGTCTGGTCGCCGAATGGGTTGGTCTTGCCCTTCTTGAGTTCATCGTAGAACCACTCGGCTGTGTACTTCTTGCATGAGAAGAATGATGAGCCATAGGGCAGGGTCATCGTCTGTCTCTTGGTTGTCTTACGGGACAAGCCAAACTCACGCCACCCCTTCGCATACTCATGGGTATCAGTGGCGATCATGTCCAGCACAGTATCGCAAACCTGCTGGTAGATATCGTTTGGTAATTCACAGGGTAAGCAGTTGGTTGCTTGGGCACTGGTCTGATCTCTCAAGGCCAACGCATAGATCTGCAAGCCTTGGTTGGTTGCATCAATCCCGATGGGTAGAGAGGTATGGAACTGACCACCTTTCATCATCCCCGCATACTCAATGCAAGCCGCAAGGAACCGCCAAGGATCATCAGCCTGCGTCCAGTCCATGTTACCAATAGGGTCAAGACCTATCGCATGTAGCATGCCCGAGTTCTCATGGGTCCACTGAATGCGTTGGTTATAACTGTTCTTATCCATGCCCCAACAGTTGGCGATGTGGATGCGAAGCCACTGCTCACCAATGTCAGTCATCACTGTTGTTCTATCGAAAGACAACAGGCTTCGAGCAAAGGATGGACCCTGTGGTTGTAGGAAGTAGGGCATTGGGTATACCCGACCTCTGAAGTCACAGTCGCTGGGATAGTAGATAGTCTCAGCCTTAAACTTCTCCGCAAGACTCATGACCCTCATTGCGTGAAGTCGTTTAGATCGCTGCCTTTCATTTTCAAAATGCTGGCGGGCAGCACGCCGTCTCCATTCTCTCCGAGCATCTTTGTTTGTATCAATGTCAACAGGCTTGGCAGGCAGGGGTGCATCCTCTGCGGTAACCAGCCCATCGACAGCGATGTTCTTGTTCCAACAGTGCTGCATTACTTCAAGCACTGCGGTGTTCACCTTGAACGGTGTACCTTGTATTGCATTGATTGCCCTGTAAACCTTGGGCATATTCGCACCATTCACCAGTTCAAGGTGACCCTTATCTTTCGTCTTGACCAACGGCCTACGACGGAAGACACCGGATGAATACCCGCCCACTATGGAGTCCTGCCACGGGACAGGTCGCTCTACCATAGGGAGAAACACTGGGTCGAGCATCTCCATGTGGGCATGGGCATTCTTAAGCCACTCAATAAGATCGGCTGAAGGCTCGACCCATTGCTCGGCTTTCCCGTGTTGGTTCTTGCGAGTATTGATATCAATGAGGCCGGTGGATTGCCTCATTAATTCCAGACACACAAGTCCAACCTTGATCCTCTCCTGTGCTGACCAACGTGGTATCACGATGTCATGGTGTCGGAGAGATTTCTCTATGAACTTCTTCTTGGTGTACGCAGACTTGTAACGGTCCATCGCACGGTTGAGTTGTTGCCACAGTGCAGCGTAGTCATCCTTGAGAGTTTGGTACTTGACCTCATCCTCAATCAGACCACCGATGTTTGCTGCTGTGGCTATAAGTTTGCGACCATTGCTGATGGCATCGAGTGTTGCCCGTGCAGTGAGGGCAGCAGATACCTTGCAGGGTACTTGGTTCAGGTAAGGCAGAGCAGTATGTCTTTTACCTGAGGATGTGGTGGCATGATCAATCCATTTCTTGAAGTGATCAGTCAGTGACACCACGCTGTGCTGTAATAGTTTCTGACCTGCCGGATGGGTAGACTCAAGGTTCATTTCCTTGGCACGGGATACCTTGGCTTGGTATCTCTCTTGGCCCATCTTTAACATCTCTTGTTCTAGATCGAACTGTTTCAACTGTACCCCTGTCACATTCAGTGACACATCTTGGATTAGTGTACAGGGGAATGGCGGTCCCGTGCGGTCTAAAACCTACATCGAGAAGATTAGGACACCGCCCTTTCACGGCGGCAACACGGGTTCGAATCCCGTACGGGATGCCATTCCACCTTGTGTGTCACAACTTATGTCACACTATCAGATCGTCGTTATCTGCGCAAGCCTCCAGTTTATCTATGTGGGTCTTGAGTGTCTCAGAGTTGAGGTGAGTGTACCGTTGAGTCGTAGACAAATCCTTGTGCCCAGCCAACTCTTGGATGACCCTCATATCGGTCCCCTTCTGTGACAATCTTGAACAGAATGTGTGACGAATCGAGTGGATGCCATCACCCTTACCCATACCGATACGACTACGAACTTGCACCCATTCCTCATTGGCTTGGTTGTAGTTCATGGTGAAGTATTGGTCATTGGTTTGCACCTGACTGAGCAAGCGGACCACCCGCTTTGTCATTGGTATTGACCTCGCATCGTTGTTCTTAGTCTCCCCGTAATGCAGGGTGATAAGGTTCTTATCGAAGTCAGTATTGTCTAGAGTCAAGTCGAGTGCCTCACTGATCCGCATGCCAGTATCAAACAACACTGCCATGAGTATGAAGAACTCCTCATGCTTATTCTCTCGACAAGCCTCAAGGATAGTACGCTGCTCATCTTCGGTGTACCACCTGAACCGAGTGGGGGGTTCACCTTGGCGAGGGACAAAGGGCATACGCTCCAGTTCCTCCCGGCGATAGGCATGCTTGAGAACCTTGGACACAATGGATATCTTCCGGTTGATGGTTGCTCCACTGTTGCCCTCACGCTCCAACTCAATCGTGTATTGATCAAGCCGATCCGTGGTGATGTCAGTCAGTAGAGTATCCCTACCAATATCCACCTGAACAAGGCTGAGTCTGCTTCTAGTTTTATTAGCAGACTTGCCCTTGCTCCACTCAAGGTTCCAAACCTCTTCACTGGATTCTCCAAATGTTTTCCCAACTGATTCAGTTACAATTCCTTGACGGGGGAAGGGGTCAAGTCCTTCTAGTAATCGAGCCTTGGCTTTCACCTCGGCCTCAGACGCATCTTGATACGTCTTGTAGTCTTTTCGATAGCGTTGTCCACCTTGAACAAAGTCAACTTGAAAAGACTTGCCACGCACACGAATAGTCATATCCACCTCCATATTGTTTTGGATGATTGACTTTAACAAACGCTTGAATCTGCGCCAAGTTTTGTTTCGCTTAACCACATTTATTAATTAGTACAATTTTGGTACTAGTTCAATACCTCCTATGAAAAAACCCCCCAGCCACCGGAGGTGCGTGTGTGACTGGGGGGCACTGAAAGGGGGAGCAGTGAGGAGAAAGTTTAGAAGTCAGCCGAGACTGGCAAGGCATCGGCAGTGTACACAGGTTGCACATCCGTGTCATCCGAAGGGATGGGGCGGGATGCATTGTTAGTGTAAGTGTCGATGATGTCCAGCATACGGTTGTTGGCACCGTGCCGACCGAAGATGTTGCGGCCACGACCACGCTCAGTGAATGCGTTGGCAAGTGACCAAGCATTACGATCCTTGTACTCAGCGTAGTTAGGTGTGTCCCACTTGTCCCACACATCCTTGACACCGGCAGGGTTGATGACCCCGGCACGCATACAGTCCATGATGATGTGGTCAGCCATGCGGTTGCTCATCTCCGTGTTCTGGAGTTGCTTGACCCGCTGGTCTTGGGCAAGGAAGTTGCCGAGCATCTTGTCGATGCCACCGTACACAATCTTGTAGATATCCTCGTCGATGTTCTTGGTTTGCTTGCGTCGGATCTCATCCTCGACCTGACCCATAGTCATGCCGTTGGTGCAGATACAAACCTCGATGCCAGTGATGATCTGGATAGACAACGACTTGTCATAGGAGTTCTGGATGAACACCTGACGGTTGACATCAAGACCACCAGCGTGGTCAGTGATATTCTCGTGACGAATATTCATGACGGTCATGAACTTAGCCGGGGCTTTCTCATCGGTACTCACACGACCCTGAGCCACATAGTGTAGAGGTTCAGAGTGTTGGAAGCCCGCACGGTTAAGACCATTGGACACCATATCGAAAAGAGTGTGGTGATCCTTAGGCTT